AGATAATATTGATACCACTCGTTCAGGAAGAATTAGAGTTTACTTAAAACGCCTAGATGCTGGCAATGAAGATGATCCAAACAGTTGGAAATATGTAAGTTACTTAAGCCCTTTCTTTGGCTCAACACCCAATACTGCCAGTTCTAAATCAGAAGGTGACTACTTAGGCAATCCACAAAGTTATGGCTTCTGGGCAACTCCACCTGATATAGGTACTGAAGTTGTTTGTCTTTTCTTAAATGGTGTTGCTGATGCTGGATATTATATTGGTTGTGTTCCTACTCCGGGACTAACACACATGGTTCCTGCAATAGGATCAAGTGATAGTGTAATCATAAACAATTCTGGCGAAGCTGATTCATATGGTGGCGCAACTAGATTGCCGGTTGGCGAAATAAACAATGCAAATCAAAAACAAGATAACAAGTCGTTGTTGTCGGCACTGTCTAGACCGGTGCATAGTTATCAGGCAGCAATATTAAACCAACAAGGTCTTATACGTGATCCTGATAGAGGTACTATTGGTAGCAACAGTATGCGTGAAAGTCCTAGTCGAGTGTTTGGTATAAGCACTCCTGGACGACCTATATACGAAGGTGGGTACGATGATACTACAATTGCAGATGCAGTTAAAGATGATTCTATTCCTGACAAAAATTTCAAAGTTGTAGGTAGACGAGGCGGGCATAGTGTTGTATTAGATGACGGAGACCTAGCCGGTAAAGACCAGTTAATGAGATTTAGAACTGCCGGCGGTCATATGATAATGATGAATGATAGTATTCAATCATTGTTTATTATTCACGCTAATGGTCAAAGTTATATTGAATTGGGTCGTGAGGGTACAATTGATATGTACTCAACCAACAGCGTTAATATTAGAACACAGGGTGATTTAAATCTACACGCAGATAACGATATAAACATTCACGCTGGTAAAAACTTCAACGTCAATGCTGAAAACATAAAAACAGAAAGTTCTAAAGAGACAACTAGCTTTGTTGGAACTAATTTTAAACAACAAATCAAAGCAGACATGACTGTAAAAGTAGATAGTAAAATGAGTTTTACTAGTACCGGTGATAGTAGTTTTAAAAGTTCAGCAATTTCATATATTAACGGTAGCAAGATAAATTTGAATACTGGTTCAAGTGGTCTAGTACCGGCTGATGTTAAACAAATGCCACTAGTTGCTCACACTGATACACTGTATGATAAGAAAAAAGGTTATGCTGCCGCACCCGGCAAGCTATCTAGTATTACCAGTAGAGCACCAGCACATAGTCCGTGGGCCTCGGCCGGTCAAGGTGTTAATGTTAAAACTGACATAAGCGCAGACTCAAACTTACCAGCCGCGCCCTCGTCTACTTTATCTGCTGTTAATAATAGTACACCTGCAGTACCGCCAGCCGGAGTATCAGCCGCACTGAGTGCGGCCGCACCCAACGTACCGGCAATTTCAGATAAATTTGATAAGGCTGCAACTAGCGCATTAGTTTCACAAATGGCAGTTGGCGCCGCTACAGGATTAACTGCTGGTGCTGTAGCTGGAGCCGCAGGAATAGTTGATGTTGCTGGGCAAAAAGTAGCTAGTCTTGGTACGTATGGATTAAACCCTACTCAACTTGCTAATTCCGGAGTGTTAAAAAAGGGAGCAGACGTAGCAGTGAATGCCGCTGTTGCAGCCGGAAAATCATTGTCTGACGCAATGCCAACTAATTTGTTTACAGGATTGAATGGTATTAAAAGTGCGTCACAGTTTATTGGTAGTTCTTCGGCACAAGCCTCTTCTGCGGTATCATTGTTAAAACAAGGTTCAGATGCACTGAGTGCTACCGGTATATTGGGTACTAATACAAGTCCAACACAGACAGGCGGATTGATGCTGTCTGCTGCCACTGCTGGAATTGACAAAACACTTGACTATGTTAAGACAACTGGAGGTGCTCTGGGTACAGGACTAACCTTGGGAAGCCAAATAGGCGGACTTAAGTTGCCTGGTAATTTATCTGCTATGTCAGGATCAGTTAAAGATATTATTTCAGGTGGAAATTTTGCTGCCAATCTAGCAGATAAGGTAACTGGTCCACTAAGTGGGTTGCCTGTTGCGGATCAATTAAAGGGAGCCGCTGCCGGAGCGTTTGCAAAAATAACATCTGCTTTTAAATCATTTCCTAAGATTGGTGTACCTATTAACTTAACCGCAATCAAAGCAAAAAATGATGAAGATCAGGCTGCGGAAGATAGTAAAGATGCAGTACAAACACCAGAACAAATTGCCGCAAACGCATCGTTAAATCAAAAATTAACTAATGCTTTGGGATTACAAGCCGGTGGAACAACGTCATCTGTGTTGGGTGGCATAGGTGATAAAATTAGAGCGGCAACTTCTGGAATCACCGACCCAGCTAAATTAGCAAGTGCTACAGTAACTGCTTTGGGAACTGCTACTAAAGGGTTTGGTGTAGATACTAGTGGGTTGAGTAACTTACCGGGTGGAGCTTCAGCAATATCTAACGTAGTAAATTTAGGTCCAGTCGCAAAATCTATTTCTAGTGATTTAAATAGTGGATTAAATGTTGGTGGTGTTACCGGCGCCGCAAACAAATTAGTATCAGGTGCAATAGACATCCCCGGGCTTCCTAGTATACCTGGTATTCCTAATGTACCGGGTAGTGGAGAATTATCCGGTGCTATTAACAAAATTTCTGGATCATTGTCAGGCTCAACAGGTGGAGTAACCGATGCATTATCCGGGATAAAGTCTAAGTTGAGTGGTACTGGTGGATTACAAGCCTTGGCTGGTTTGGGATTAGGAACTAAAGGGCTATCATTATTAAGTAGTAGTATCAATTCAATTGGCGCCGGTGGCGCAGTTGAAGTTAAATTACCAACTGTAGCTAAAGATAGTTTTGATTTTGGTCCTATGATGGCTCAAGCTAAATCCTTGTTAGGTAACCCTAAGATCCCAGCATTGCCTTTTGGAACAATCCCAACCGGAGCATTTAAGATGCCAACTGCCGCAGAGGCGGAAAAATACGATAAACTTAAAGCAGAGTTAACAATACAAGAAGATTTACAATTTGATTTAAGAAAATCATATTTAGACTTCAAACTGAAACTTGGCCCAGATGATTCAACAACTACGACTGCATATGCGGCATGGCAGGATAACGTTAAGAAAATTGAAACGATAAGACAAGACATGTCTAAAGTAGTGACATAAATATAACATAGGAATAGATATGGCAACATACATTGGGTTTAGTACAAAAAACGTGAACGCTGTCAGAAAGACAGTACCCACTGGTACGGATGGCGGCTCTACTATAATAGCCAAATCAGGATCACGCAAACGGTTTAAACTGACAGACGAACAACTAGTAATTAATGATCTTATCAATGCGTTAAACATACCACAAGGACAAAAACCCGGTAAACCTAGCTATGGTACTACAATTTGGTCTTTCATTTTTGAACCAAATACTTTAGATGTGCGACAAGCGTTGACTACTGAAGTACAAAGAGTTGCACAATTAGATCCTAGGATTGAATTAAATTCAATAGAAGTGTATCACCAAGATCATGGCATATTGATCCAACTTGAAATGGCAATTGCCCCCTTCAATGACGCTATGACGTTTAATCTATTCTTTGACCCCAAGACAAATTCAGTCTACGGTAGTTAAAATTCTCATTTTTTAGTATGATAAATACATAAAAGAGAAATAACTTATGGCCACAAGTTCAAGACAATCTAGTATTTTTGGTGTAAATGATTGGAAAACAATCTATAAAACATACAAGCAAGCTGATTTCCAAAGCTACGATTACGAAACCCTTCGTAAGACGTTCGTAGATTACCTACGTAAAAACTATCCGGAAACATTCAATGACTATATTGAATCTAGTGAATATGTTGCTCTACTAGACGTAATGGCATTCATGGGTCAAGCATTGAGCTTCCGTGATGACTTAAACACCCGCGAAAACTTCATTGACACCGCCGAACGCAGAGACAGTGTTATCAAGCTAGCTAATTTGGTTGGATATAATCCTAAACGCAATCAAACTGGCGAGGGTTATTTAAAAATTACGTCAATTCAAACAACTGAACAAGTTAAGGATATCAATGGTTTAGTTCTTAATAACTTAACAATTTTGTGGAATGATCCTGCTAACCCAAATTGGCAAGAACAATTTAACAGTATTATAAACGCGGCACTAATTGACTCACAGCGCATCGGTCGTCCTGGAAATAGTAAATCAATACTAGACGTTAAGACAGACGAATACAGTATTAGTCTTCCTACTGGCATTATTGCAACTGCTCCATTCAACGCAACTGTTGACGGAGTAAACATGGATTTTGAATGCGTTAGTGTAACTAGTTTAAATTCTGATAGTTTATATGAAATACCACCTGGCCCTAATGGCAAATTTAACATAGTGTATCGTAATGATAGACTGGGTTACGGAAGTCCAAACACCGGATTCTTTATGTATTTCAAACAGGGTTCACTACAAACATATGGTTTTAATTTAACTGAACAGATTAGTAGCCAAGTAGTTGATGTTAACATTCAAGGTATTAACAATACTGATACATGGTTATATAACTTTGACAATACGACCGGTGCAATTAATCAATGGACTCAGGTAGACAGTATCTATGCTAACAATACTAATCAATTACTATCTACAAATAAAAAAATATACAGTATAACATCTCGCTTCAATGACCAAGTAAGTTACGTTTTTGGTGACGGAGTGTTTGGTGAAATGCCAATTGGTAACTTCACTGCATATGTTCGTGCCGGTAATGCACTAACTTATACAATCAACCCTGATGAAATGCAAGGGACTACTGTTTCTATTAATTACATAAGCCGTGTTGGACGAGTAGAAACTTTGACAATAACAATGGAACTAACTATTCCGGTTGCCAATGCACAAGCAAGAGAAACTCTTGCAAATATTAAGCAACGTGCTCCACAACGATTCTATAGTCAAAATCGTATGGTTAATGGAGAAGACTATAATAATTTTCCATATACATTATATGGATCAATCATTAAAAGTAAAGCACTTAACCGCAGTAGCGTGGGTGTAAGTCGCAATTTTGACTTGTTAGATCCAAGTGCAAAATACTCAAGTACAAACAATTTTAGTGATGACGGTGGTTTATACTTAGAGAATGGTGACGGGTATACTACGTTTACTGCAAATACTTCCAATGATGTTGTTGCATTTTTAACAGAGACTTTAAATAACGAATTGAACGATCACCGATCTTACCAATATTATACACAAAATTATAGAAGATACAATGTTAACAGCGGTACGGGAGATGGTACAGTTGTTTGGAATCAAAGCTCATTCAATACATTAGAATCAACTGGATATTTTAAAAATCTTTCTGGTCCTATGCCCATTGGTGTTTACAGTACCGGTAATGTAAAATATCTTACTGAAGGCGCACTGATTAAATTTATTGCACCTAGTGGTTATTATTTTGGTCAAGACAACAGATTGATTGAAGGATTACCTACCCCAGCAGACAATACATTTATTTGGACTAGCGTGGCAAGTGTAACTGGCGATGGTTGTAATAATGGTCAAGGAAATTTAGGCAGCGGCTTTGGCCCAGTGGTGTTAAATAATCCTATACCCAACGGAGTAATATTAACAACCGTTCTTCCTTCATTTACAAATCTATTACCATCCGATGTAATTCAAGACTGTATAACACAAATTACATTGAATCAAAGTTTTACCTTAATTTACAATAACGCATTGCTTGCAAATCAAACACGATGGATAGTTGACACGTTTGACAAGACTAACTATTTTGTCAAATTTGAAAGTTTAGGTAGTAATCGTTATATGGTAACGTATAAGTCATTAGCATATTACTTTGGTAGTGTAGCTAATATTCGATTTACATTTAACAAAAACAATGTCATATATGATCCTTCTACTGGAAAATTACTACAAGATTTTGTCAACGTATTGAAAGTTAATAGTCAACCAGATAGTAACTATCCGTTTGCAGTCGATAATAAGTTAAGTATCGTTGGGCAGTTAGTTGAGAGTGACGGTTATATTGATGACTATAGTGTAGAAATTTCTAGTACGGATCCCAATGTAGCTGGCGTTGTCAAAGATCCCGATTTCTTTTATGACCTAACTGGATATGCAACTGGTACAAAGAACACATCACATTTTGTATTCTTTCAACAAGTAACTGATATCAATTTATTAACTAGATATCAAATGGTATCTAATAAAAACATAATTTATGCATATACTACTAAAGCAGAGATAGCAGTAGTTCAGTATGAATATGCTGCCGGTCAATTATACTATGCTACTAAAGAAAATGCATTTTATCAATCGGTAAATGATGCGGTAACAAAGAACATTATTAGATTGGTGCAAGTTAGCAACTACATTGCAAAGACCGGAAGACAAGGTTTATCATTCCAATATAGACACAACTCAAGCAATACAACACGTATTGATCCGGCCACAACTAACATCATTGATTTGTATGTTGTGACCCAGTCTTATTATACTCAGTATCAAAATTGGATTAAAGATACGTCAAATAAATTGACAGAACCTACAAGCCCATCTATCAATGAGTTAAATATAGCATACAGCGAAATCAATGATTATAAAATGTTAACTGATAGTGTTATTTTAAACAGTGTTCAATTTAAACCATTGTTTGGAAATAAAGCATCACCTCAATTACGTGCTACTATTAAAGTTATTAAGTCTAGCGGAACAACTGCCAGTGACAGTGAAATTCGAAGCGCAGTGCTAAGTGAAATGAATACATACTTCAGCATTGACAATTGGAATTTTGGTGACACTTTTTACTTCACTGAACTTAGTGCATATTTGCATTCTAAGATAGGTGACTTAGTAAACTCTGTGGTGCTAGTGCCAAATGATCCTTCATTGAAGTTTGGTGACTTGTATGAGATTCGTAGCGCACCTTACGAAATTTTCGTCAATGCGGCACAAGCAACTGATATCATGGTTATCAGCGCATTGACACCCGCCGAACTACAAACATTTTAATAGGTAAAACAGAATGGCAACAAGAGTTAGAACAATTGATTTTTTACCAGAAATCTTTAAAACAGATATTAACAATCAGTTTCTATCGGCTACCCTAGATCAATTAGTACAACCTCCTAATTTCAAAAAAATTCAAGGGTTTATTGGAAGTAAGTTTGGGTATGGTGTTACCTCTAACGACGGCTATGTGGCTGAACCAACTAAGACTAGATCGGATTATCAGTTAGAACCAGCAGTCATTTTTAAAAAGAAAGATACTCAAGTTGCAGTAGATGCTATTACATACCCTGAATTAATTGATTCATTATATGTTGAAGGTGCTGCCACTGACAACCACAACAACTTATTCACTAATGAATTTTATTCATGGGATAGTTTTACAGATTTAGACAAGCTAATAAACTACAGCCAATATTATTGGTTGCCACAAGGTCCTGAACCAGTTAACATCAGTGATACTGACATGTACAAAAGCGGTACATTCACTATGCTCTCTAATAATGTGGTATATGATATTACATCTGATTTATTTACGTTTGACGTAAGTAATCCTACAATCACATTGGTTAGAGGTGGTTCGTACAAATTTGTAGTAGGGCAAGATACTCAGTTTTTCATTCAAACAGAACCGGGTATTACTGGTTATGAAAAACTAAGAACAAACATTAGTACACGTGAAGTCTATGGGGTAGATAATAATGGGTTAGCCAATGGCACTATTACCTTTGATGTACCACTAGCTAATGCACAAGATGAAAACAACTATCCGGGTAATAACCCTGTTGACTTGGTTACTAATAAATCAATTGGCGATGTACACGGCAAAAAATTAAGTGAATTAAACAACATTGACGGTATTGCAAGTTTAGATGGAAAAAGAATATTATTCTATGGAACGCAGCCAGAAGTACAAGCATACATTGGAGACTTCTACGGAGAGTATGCATTTGACGTTGATAATCCTAGCAGAGTTATACCTATTGTAACTGAAGTAACCGCAACAACAGGCGAAGTAACAGACTTTGACGAAGAAACGTTTGATAGTGACCCATTAGCTTATACAAGACATACGATAACGTGTTTGTCTACTAGTGGATTTGATGTTAATGACGCAGTAACATTTACTGGAATTTCTTTTGGTGGTATAGAAGAAGGATTAGTTTATTACATAGCTAGTGTTATAAATGACACCACTTTTAGTATATCTCCTTCTTTGTATGGAACTGCACTTGAGCTAACTAACGGTACAACCAATTCAAATGGTAAGTTGTATGTAACCGTGCATCAAGGTGGATTTGAAGAAGGTACATTAACTACTGTAAATAATAATTTTTATAGAATCTCATATGTTGGTGAAGTAGATGATCCTATTATCAGTTTATATGAAGATGGTGTGATCCCAAATGACCAAACGATAGAAGTAAATTATGGTAAACAGTATATCACTCGTCATTTTGTTCGCAATGCATATGGGGAAATATTATTAGTCCCTCTTATTACTGCCACTCTAAACAAGTTGTACTATCAGGACAGCGTCAATCCAGACCAGTATGGTATCATTAAACTTATTGATTCTCCTAGCCTTTCTGAAATAGACATTGATGATATTATAGGAAAGAAAACATATACTAGCCCAAACGGAGTAACGTTTACAAATGGCTTAAAGGTTAAGTTTAACGGTAATATTACACCTGCCAAGTATACCACAGACCAATATTATGTAGAGGGTGTTGGCACAAGCATTGCGTTATTGCCAGTTAGTGAACAGTTAGTACCTGAACCGTTTGGTCAGGGATTCTTTGCACCATTTGACAATGCAGCCTACGACACAGACGCATACGGTAATGCATTACTAGTACCGGCGGAGAGTGATTATATTACCATCAACCGTAATAGCAAAAGTAAAAATGCCTGGAGTCGCAGTAATAGATGGTTTCACGTTGACGTATTAACTACCACACTTGCTAATAATAGTAACAGTCCAATGGTTGCAACAGCACTTTCTAACACAACCGCTAGGGCCAAAAGACCGATCATTGAATATTATCCAAATATAAAATTATTCAATTCAGGTAGCATGGGTAAAGCACCGGTCGATTATATAAATTTTAGTGTCACTGATGCATTCAATCAAGTTGCAGGACAAACTACATATTTTCCAGACGGTGCTGAAAATGAATTGTTTGATGGTGCACGAATTATATTTGCTAATGATACTAACGTTGAAGTCAGAAATAAAATTTTTGTATGTAACTATAGTAAAACAAAATCTACTACAACGGGTTCAGTTATTACATTAACTAAAGCATATGACGGTGATGTATTATATAATGACCAAACAGTTATAGTTAAGGGAACTACTTATCAAGGTAAGAGTTTTTATTTTGATGGTTCTGTTTGGATACCCGCACAGTTCAAACAGTATGTAAATCAATATCCCAAGTTTGATGTGTTTGATACCAATGGAATAAGTTTTGGTGATATTGAATATTATCCTGGTACTGATTTTATTGGTTCAACATTATTTGAATATCAATCTAGCTCGGGCGTAGATGATGTTATTTTAGGTTTTCCTATTAAGTATAGTTCTATTACCAACATCGGTGACATTAGTTTTAGTGTAAGTTTAAATTCTCAAACATTCAACTACGTATATAACAGCCAATCTATTACTACGTCAGTAAATTCAGGTTATGTTCATATCTACTCATCAAATACAATTTATGGCAGACATATTGGTTGGCAAACGGCTGTTTCACCTTCTATCCAGTATCAGGTCTTTAATCTAGCATACTCTCAAGATACAATAATATGCGATATTCCTGCAAAAGATGTGGCAGAAACAGAATGGCCAGTGATTACTGTATACGTAGATAATCAACGAACTACGGATTATACTTATATAGTAACTGACACAACCACTGTTATCACACTAACCAATCCACAAGTAGTAGGTACACCAATAGAAATTTTAATTTACAGCGATAGCGTTAGTAAAGTTGCATATTATCAAATACCTGCAAACTTTGACCATAACCCGTTCAACGCACAAGTAGCTGTGGTTAACTTAGGTGACTTGCGTGGTCATTATAAGAGTATCTGCAACAATATTAAAACATTAACTGGTAATGCATTTGGACCCAACAACTATAGAGATTTAGGAAATCTCGTTATATATGGTACACGTATCATACAGAATAGTGCCTCACTTGTAGCACCAGCTATATTTTTAAAATCATCTGATAATAATATTTTCAATGCACTAACTTTCAATGCAACTGAATATACAAAATTCAAGGCAGCATTGATGGATACGGTAAACAGATCAGATTATAATCCATTACAACCTAACAGCGATATATTGGATGATGCATTAGATCAATTGACCGGTACTAGGTCAGACACTAACTCTTTCTTTTGGAGTGATATGCTACCCTCAAAAGGAGCATTAACTGTCAAAACATATAACTTTAAGAGCGGTGTAGATTCATCTATATACCCCTTAACAAAAGTTTATGATTATGCTACTGCTAACTATAATGGTGTACTAGTATATCTAAACAGAAAAATTGATGGCGTAGTTCGAAACATACAATTACTAAACGATATTGATTATCAAGTAAGTTCAACTGAAAAAAGTTTAACTATTAGCAAATATCTGTTACCTAACGATGTGCTTACCATCAAAGAGTATTCACAAACATACGGAAGCTATGTACCAAATACTCCTACTAAACTGGGACTATATCCATCATATATACCAGAAGTTTTTAAAGATAACAGTTTCATAACACCTACATATTTTATCAGAGGTCATGATGGATCATATACAAAACTGTATGGTGATTATAATGAAGGGTATCTAGAAGATTTTAGAGACCGTGTATTGTTTGAATTTGAAAACAGAATTTATAATAATTTAAAAGTTAAAGCTAAGATACCTCTAGAATATGATGATATTTTTCCGGGACAATTTAGAACTACTGATTACTCGTTTGAAAAGTTAAACGCAATATATTCCTCACAGTTTTTAAACTGGGTGGGTACAAATAGAGTAAACTATCAAACTCAATATTATAGTGCCACTAATGAATTTACATGGAACTATAGAAATTCTACAAACAAGTTAACTAATACTAATCTTCAACAAGGTAATTGGAGAGGGGTATTTTATTGGTTATATGATACATCACACCCAGATACTCGTCCATGGGAATTATTAGGTATAAACAATAAACCAACTTGGTGGGATAGCCGTTATGGCGAAGCCCCATATACAAGTGACAATACATTACTATGGACTGATCTAAGTAACGGGTATGTATGGAATAACGGTGACGGTTATATTAATACTAAACGTGTTCGACCTGAATTATTGAAGGTATTGCCAGTAGACTCTAAGGGTAGATTAGTTAGTCCATTTACGAATTTACTAAGCGCATACGACATTAAAACTTTCAATATAGATTGGAACATTGGAGATTTAGGTCCAACTGAATATAGCTATAGAAAGAGCAGTCAATGGCCATTCGATTTAATGCGCATGTATGCATTATCTAAACCTGCACAGTTTTTCTCGTTAGGTATTGACCTTGACGTATTGCAATATAACTATGAATTTAAACAATACTTAGTTAATGATAGATTACGTCAACCACCGTCGAGCTTGTTAATATACGGCGGCGGAGAAGATAACGCCGCTCATAGTTATTTGAACTGGATTGTTGATTACTTAAACCAATATGGTATTAACGGTAGTCAACAAATATCAGATTATTTTAATAATACTGATGTTAGATTAACTTATAGAATGGCTGGATTTAGTGATAAAGACTTGTTAAAATTCTATGCAGAAAAAGGATCACCTAACAGTAAGAACAATAGTTTGTTGATACCTGACGAAAGCTACAATGTCATACTGTATGAGAATCAACCGTACGACATCATTGTATATAGTTCCATCGTCATACAAAAAACTAGTCTTGGTTATAGAGTATATGGAAACAGTCAGGACAAATCATATTTTGTCGTATCTGATCCTAATTTAAATGGCATGCTAGATAATATAACAATTGACAATTATACTGTCCGTGTAGCAAAACTTTATAATAAAACTACAACCTATGTTCCATATGGTACTGAATTTACTAGTCTAAGTGCCCTAGTACAATTTGTTGGTGGGTACGGCAATTATTTAGAAACCCAAGGTGTAACATTTAACAATATTGAAAATGCATTAGAGTTAAATTGGAAACAGATGATTGCAGAACTTCTATACTGGTCTAGATCTGGCTGGGAAGATGGTAGTATTGTAAACTTGAATCCAAATGCTAATAGTATTACTATTACTACAGAACGTGGTATATTACAACCACTAACACTATACCGTGACAACTATATTCTAAATCAAAACTTAATACCTATTCCATTAAATGACTTAGCTATTACCAGACTGGATACTACGTTCACTGCTACTGCATTAAATCAGGGTGATTCTATAAGTTTTATGCGAAGCAAAATAAGTGGTGTAGAACACATTGTGATATTTGACAACACCACTGTATTTAATGATACTATGTTTAACTTAGTTACGGGATTACGCCAACAACGTATATACGTTAAAGGTGTAAAAACGGCTGAATGGACTGGTCAGATGAACGCTGCCGGGTTTATTATTAATCAAGACAATATACAAGAGTGGGTTACTAATCAAAAATATAACAAAGGTTCGATTGTCAAGCACAAGAATGAATATTGGATTGCAAACAAAGTAACAGTGACGCCTGCTACTAAATTTAATCCAGACGAGTGGCACATAACATCATATGATAGTATCCAAAAGGGTATGTTACCTAACCCTAGTACTAGGGCATATGAATCAACCTTGTACTATAACACCAACATAGCTAATTTAAAAAATGATGCAGACTTATTAAGTTTCTCATTGATTGGATATCGTCCTCGTAACTATCTAGCGGAAGCTAATTTGGATGATACTACTCAAGTTAATATCTACAAGAATTTGATTTCAAGTAAGGGTACTAGAAATGCATTCGATTCATTGGTTGGTATAAACCTACAACAATCAAATTTAACATATGATTTTTATGATAACTGGGCGATCAAAACTAGCGAGTACGGCGGGGTATTAAACAAAAACTTTATTGAACTTACGTTAGATGAGAGCCAACTTTTAGGCAACCCAGCCACTATTGGTATCGTACATGGCGAAGAATTGCCGGGCATTCAACAAATAATTCAACTTTATAATTTGAAAAATTACGGCTATGCTGTAAACAATACAAACATCTTACCTACTATTCCTTCTACCACTGATAGTAAATTACCATCTGCGGGTTATGTAAACTTAGATGACATATCATATACCGGTTACTATATTAGTAACTTAGATGATACTTCTATTGGTAATCTATACAAAAATGATTATATTTGGATTGCTGATAAAATTGGAGAATGGAAAGTTTATACTCCAGTGGCATCTACTAGCAGATTAGTTAATGTAATCAATAACTTAAATAACACTTGCACTTTCATTTTTAGTGGTCATCACGATTTTAGTGTCAATGATAATTTTGGTATTATAAACTATGAGTATCGTGTCAATGGATACTATACAGTGTCATCTATTGATAGCTTAACTGCAATTGTGGTTGATTTGGTAATTGATTCTTCAGTAAGTAATATTACTACCAGTGGTAGTAATAGCATTATGTTTAAGCTAGAGAATCAACGGGTAGAACGTGCAAAAGACATTGTTGCTTTAAAATTGTTGAACTCAGAATATTCAAACAACAAAGTATGGGTAGATAAAAACTTATCCGGCGAGTGGAGTGTTCTACGTAAAACTAACAACTACTCATATACTAATTTTATTAAACCAGGTGGCACAATTGAATTTGGTAGTGCAGTATCGTATACTGACAAACTAGGATTTTTCGTTTCAGATCCCGCAAATAGCAAGGTTCATCGTTTCTTAGAAGTTAATAGTGGTAATACTGATTATGCACTGGTTGATACTATTACGCATGGTCAAGGCTTTGGTACTGCTATAGCTAAAAACGATGATGTAATGATTATATCACAGCCCGATCCATTCGGTGATTTGAGTATTCTATATGTTTATAGAATGGTTAGTAATGATAGAATCACATCACTAGTAGAAGAACAGATTCTTGCAGTTGCTGGATTTAGATTAGGTGATAGTGTAGCACTGTCTGGTGATGGCGAAATGTTCTACGCTAGTATCATTGACCTCAACGCAATTGTTGAGTTCCAGCGTACCACGGATTATACCTATTATAATATCGGTGCTACACTAAAAGCATCAGTGACACCTGGATCTACATCTATTGAATTGAATGGTAATATTCCTAATTTAGTACCAGGTAGATATATTACGTTTACTGCGTTTGGATATGATGAAAAGTATATGGTAGTAACTTCAAGTTATAGTTCATCTACTAATTCTACTAGAGTTTATTTATATACACCCGTACCATATAGCGTTGGTATAGGTGCAAACGTTTATAGGGCTAGCATCAGTTATTTCTTATTGGGTGCTATTACAAGTGAAGGGTTAGCCAATGGTACTGATTTGTTCAGTTACAGTTTAGCTACAAATTATGACGGAAGTAAATTATTTGTTGGATCCCCTCAATCTGATTTTAGTGGACAATTGCAAGATTCTGGTTACGCATTTATATTTGATAGATTGATTGAAAATTGGGAAGTAGTTACAGACAGCCCAGGAAATAGCTTCTCACTATTCTTCTTACCATGGCAACCTACACCAACATCTATTGTTTACCTAAACGGTGTCAAACTTAATCCTTCATATTATGTATTGATATCAAACTTGTTAGTTGTAGGTCCTATATTACGTGCCGGCGACATACTAACGGTTAGCAGTGGTAATCTAGTATTAGTGCAACAAATTGCAAGCTATGATTTAATTGAAGATATTGACCCGGGTGCTAAATTTGCATGGTCACTAGATTGTAATACATCGGGTAGTGAAGTATTGGTTGGTAGTCCATTCAATTTAAATCCAGAAGAAAAAGAAGGTGCGGTGTTTAGGTTCTCTAATGAAGGTAAACACTTTGGTAGAATCACTGGAATATTACAATGTAACTTATTACAACCAGCTAGTATTTTGATTAATGGATATCGTGTTGCATTGTCTGAACCTACTTCACAAGCACCGGGTAATGCATTTTACGTAGCAACCAAAATCAATCAAGCTGTCATTACTAACGTTTTTGCGTATGCAACAGAAGACAATCGTTTGGTGATTCGTTTACGTGATTTTGACTTGAATCCAATTAACAACAAATTAAACTTAACAGTCTTTAACGGAAATATTATGGCAATGCTTGGAATAGCAATGTATATAAAGACTCAAGTGGTATATGATCCGCATCCTAGCACTAGAACTCAGTTTGGATATAAAGTTAAATTCAACGAACAAAACAGTTTTGTAGTAAGCGCACCTGCCGGCACAAGATATGTCGGAACACAGTTTGATTTTAGTAATGATGAAAACAATCACAATGATACTGTGTTTGACAATAACTTTACTCAATGGGAAGATGCATACAGTGATGCAGGTATTGTGTACATGTATGATTATATCCCCTCATATGCTGAAAGTTTATTAACTGCAAGTAACTATGTATATTCACAGTCTCTTCCGGACACTGTACTTGATTATGGTCGTCAACCATTCTATGGTCAATCATTAGATTTCTATAAAAATAAAGTAATGATTGGCTCACCTAACTTTAAAAATGGTACTGTAAATGGTCGTGTAACAGTTTACAGTAATGAAGTTGGAGTAGCTAACTGGGCGGTTTATAGAGAGTCGGCTCATGTAATAGATATTGATAAGATTCAAAAAGTACAAATTTATAATAATACAACCAACGTTACACTTGAGTCATTAGATTATTTTGACCCACAGCAAGGCAAATTACTAGGTCCTATTCGTGAAAATATAGACTTCATTACATCAGTTGATCCTGCAGGATATAATAATCTTAATGCTAAAGGTAACATGGCATGGGGGAAAAATCAAGTAGGTAAAATTTGGTTTGATGTAACTACTACCAAGTTTATTAATTATCACCAATCTGATTTAGAGTATAATAGTAAGTATTGGGGTAACGTATTCCCTGGTAGTACAGTAACAGTATACAGTTGGATTGAAAGTGATGTGCTACCGGCATTCTACACCGGTGATGGTCAACCTTATAATTTTGGTAGTTACAGTTTAGGATTTGAAACTGACGCTGGCGGAAACTTAGTAACTCGATATTACTATTGGGTTCGCAATACTAATGTCTTGTTTGACTTGCAAGGTAAAACATTAACCGACGCAGTTCTTGCCCAGTACATCAATAACCCTCAAAGTTCTGGTATAACATATTTTGCCCCACTTGCACCTAATGTATATTCTTTGTATAACGTGCGTGATGTAATCTATAGTAAAAATACTAATTTGCATATTGGTTTTAGTACGAATGACATTGATATTCCTAACCATTCTGAATATCAACTAATACGCACAGGATATGCTAATGATTTCTTAAGAGGTGTGCCTGATAAGATTAACTACTTAGAACCAGCAGGACTGTATAACAAATTGCTTTGTAGTTTTTCCGGTGTTGATGAGATAGGTCAAGTATTGCCAAATCCTAACTTACCTAAACTATTACAGATTGGTATAGGCACTCGACCAAGTCAGTCGTTGTTTGTAAACCGTTTTGGTGCATTAAAAAATTATCTACAGTATGCTAATACTGTAATGAAAACTTACCCTATCAATGAATTGAGTACGGTCACGTTTTTAAATACATACGGAGATACATATGACACTAGAAAATATTGGCAAAATGTTTATTGGTGGGCAGAAGGTTATAACAGTACAACAAAAACTGCGTTTGAAGTTGGAACTTACTATGATTTATTAAAAGTTGATGTTAAAGAGGGATTGATCGTTGGCGTTAGTATAAACAGCCAAGGCAAACGTGAAGTATACAAGTACATCACTGATGCTTGGTCTCGCATTGGTTTGGAAGATGGAACCATTGAATTTTTAAGTAACTTATGGAACTATGAAGACAATAAGATTGGTTTTGGTGACGTATTCTTTGATACAGTATCATTTGATGCATACCCTTCACTTGAAACAAAATATATTATACGTGCTCTAAACGAACAAATTTATACAGGTCCATTGAACATTTATAAAAACAAAAGTTTAATTTTAATATTTGAATACATTCAAAGTGAAAATGTAGAGTCAAGTAATTACTTACCATGGTTGAACAAAACTAGTTTAGCTGATGTTAGTTATACTGTTCGTAGTTTAATACCTTATCAAAAATATCAAAGTGATAATACTAATTTACTTGAAGGATACTTGAATGAAGTTAAACCATACCACGTAGTACTAAAAGAATTTAGTTTTAAATACGATGGCATCGATACGTTTGACGGTAATATCACTGACTTTGATTTACCATCACAATACAATCGTGATTTAAATAGATTCGTTTCACCTCGGTTAACGTATACTACTCCAATCAATGCCGGCGAATATGTTAACACTGATCCAATATGGTCTAGTAATAATGCATATCAAACTTGGGTTGATAACTATGGATTAAAACTGATTGCTAAGAAGAATCAAGTTTTAGCAAAACTAGTTAGGTATGTTAACAATACTAGTCAAGCATTGTATGTAGATAATGCAAGTAGTTTTCCGGTTGCGGGTTTGGTTACTATTAATGGAGAATTAATTTCTTACACAACAGTAGACCGTGCCCGCGGTAAATTATCAGGCTTAAGTCGAGGTGTGAGCAATACTAGCGTAATCGAACATTATCCAGGAGCTAATGTATATGCTGATTTACCGGGTGTAATTGTTTTAGATAGTGGTCGTGCATATGTTGATCCTCCCATAGTAAAAGCATATATTGATACTACTAAATATCCAGCTCCAAAACGTGAAGCAGTGTTGAAGGCTGCAATGGCCGGAGACAAAGTAATTGAGATTGAGGTACTTGATCCTGGTGAGGGATACGCTGTTGCCCCTGAAATTATATTTCAAAGTGCGTTCGAAACTAACTTTACAGAAAGTAATATTAACTTCCAATCAGATTTAATTGTTATGCCACCCACTGCAATTGTTACCGGTGACTTAGTAAAAATTATAAATGATGGTACTACTATACCTGCTATTGTTTCAGGCTACTATTATATCAAGGTGTTTGGTTTCAATAGAACTCTAGGGATAACCACTAACAATCCAGTCATATCATTGCACTATAACTATAGAGATAGTCTAGTAGGTGAGCATAAGGTGGTGTTAAATCAAGCGGCTGACGCATCGATAACTTATACTTTGCAAATGGTTCCTAGAGCATTAGCAGTGACCACTAATCCATTGTTGCGTTCAATCAATACAACAATACGTTTGGATAGAACAAGCTATACTTCAATGATTGAAGAATGGAAATCGGGAACATACTGGCCGAGTCCGTTTAACAGTTTAGGGAATGATGCTAGTACTAACACCGCACTGAGTTTTGGTATTCCGTTTGAATTTGAATATGATGACGGAAAGAATTTCCAAGACAGCGTTAGTGGTAATGGTATTAAATTTACAATATATAATCAAACAATGTTAGGTTCGTATGCGGTCAGCATTGAATCCCCGGGTGCATCTTATGCTGTGGGGGATATAATAACAGTTGAAGGATTTTATTTAGATGGAGTTACTGGTGCAAATAACTGTACTGTAACAGTGACTGAAATCCTAGGGCTGGCCTCAGGACCAATTAAAACTGTTACTGTCAGTGGTACACCTTATTCAAGAACCGGTGCTGGTTCTCAGGGAGCTTTGTTACCAATAACAGGTGTAACAAGCGTAGACGTTAATCCTGATACTCCAGTGGTTGTTGCACTAAATTATAGACCTAGTACACTGAAGCCAGGACAGATCAAAGGCTTAAGAATGTATTTCTTCCACACTTACGCCCCCTACATTTACGATGATAGGGGAAAATTATTTACCGGTTCAATAACTGATACTACTCTTACTGTTACCGCTATCGTGGGTTCTAGTACCACTTTAAGCGTAGGAGATCAGGTATATGGCAGAGGTGTAGAATTTGAGGGATTGGGAACTGTCATTACTGGGATTCTAACCGGTACCGGTCGATTAGGTACTTACACAGTGTCTCATTCTCAGACAGTTTTGTCTACTGATATGAGTACTGGTGGCGGAGCAAAAATCGAAATACATCGTCCTAGATTTAACCCAGTGTCAATTACTAATCAGTACTTTATTAAAATTTTAGATTACGGATATAAGTATTCGGACGATGACCAAATCTTGATACAAGGATCATTGTTAGGAGGAAGCAACGGTACTAATGATGCTAGCATCAACATACGATATGCAGACGATTTTGGTAGAATTCAAATTGTTACGGTTACTGGG